CACAGTACACGCTGAGTTACTTTAGTAATCCACTAGACTTTGGCAATGCTGCCAACTTAAAGTTCTTAAAGAAGTTTACTCTTACTATTATTGGTGGGCAGAACACTCAGGCTGTACTTAACTGGGGATACGATTACAGTTCCTCTTACACCAAAGAGACTTTTACATTTGCTGACAAGAAGATAGCTGAGTACGGGTTGTCAGAGTACAACACAGCAGATGCAGAGTATTCAGCTAGTATTATTATTAACACTAACGGCTTTAACGGAACAGGTAATGGTACTGTAGTAACTGTAGGTATAGAAGCTACCGTGAATGACGCACCGTTTTCAATTCAGAAGATAGATATTCTTGCTCTACTGGGCAGACTAATTTAAAGAGGAAATATAGATGAACCCTGAAGATATACTGACAGGCTTAGGCGCAGCAGCAGGGCCATATCTGCTCACAAAGGATATACCGGGAGACATCCGTTCTTCTGGTTTAGGTTTTCAGCAAGGAGCTGAATCTCTTGGGCAACAATTAGCTACTGCTGCTGCTGGCACATTCAAGCCTTTCACTGTCAGCACAGGTCTTGGCCCAGGTATTTCTGTTGGGCAGGAGGGTGGTGTGTCTGTCACTATGCCAGAGTCTCAGCAAGCTGATTTAAAAGCTCTAGCTCGTAGTGGCGCACAGCAGTTAGTTGGTGCTATTGGGCCGGGAACACTTCAGGCAGAGCAAGAGCGTATTCAAGGGATGCTGTTAGGTCAGGGACTTGGAGGCGCACAGCAGGACATCTTTAGTCAGCTACAGGCTCTTAGACAGCCTGAGCAGGAACGTCAGAGGCTTGCTTTAGAAGAGCGTCTGTTTGGTCAAGGACGTACTGGCGTTAGGACATCTATGTTTGGAGGTACTCCAGAGCAGTTTGCTATGGAGAAAGCAATACAAGAACAACAAGCTGCTGACGCTTTAATGGCAAGACAGCAAGCCTTTACCGAAAGAGGGCAAGAAGCAAATCTTATAGCACAGGCTCTTGGTCTTGGTGGAGAGCAGCAAGCACTTCAGGCTGACTTAGGGCTTAGAGGCGTAGAGGCAGCTTTCTTACCACAACAGCAAGCACTTCAGCTATTACAACCTGCTGTTAGTTTGTCTGATATTGCAAGCAGAGCTAATTTACAAGGAGTAGTTACTCAGGGAAAACTTGGGCAGAGCGGTCTTGAAGCCAGAACACAAGCCGAACAAATTGCTGGTATGATTGAAGAAGCACGGATTAGAGAACTAGCTAGTCAGTTATTTAATCAAGATACAGGACTATTTGGTGGTTTGCTAGGTGGTATCTTTGGAGGAGGAGCAACAGGCGGTGCAGCTCCTGACGCTGATATAGCAGGTTTGTTTGGTGGTGACAAATCAATCTCAGATTTATTTTCAGTCTTATCACGTTAAGGTATAAACAATGGCAAACTTATTTGATAACAATATAGTATCTCGAATAACTCAGATGCAAAAACCCACAACTTCTGACTCTTCTATTAGAAGTTTGTTTTTAGCTGATGCACAGCAAAGAGGACAGCAGCAAGTTGCTAACATGGGCAACAACATTCTTCTTGAAAGAGCTAAACAGGAGATGGCTAACATTCCTGTAAGAGGAGAGATGGCTGCTAGTGGTTTACGTTTAGCTGCTGGTATGGAAGACCCAAGAATAACTAAACTAAAAGAAGCAGAGAGACAAGCACAGCAAGCTGCTGCGTCTAAAGCTACTGGCGAACTAGCAAGAATACAAGCAGCTCTCGACAACACTACTGACCCAAGAGTAAAACGAGCCATCGCTTCTTTAGCTCCTTCAGTAGCACAAGGAACTTTAGCTGGAGCAGACTTAACTAATGCTCTTGATAAAGCAACTTCTAGTTATCAAATAGAAAGAATGACTGAAGCAGAAGGAACTAGATATGAAGGCTTGGTAGCTGCTGACGAAAGACTTTCAAGATTAACCACTGAGCCTAGTATAATAGCAAAAGTCTTTGGAGCTGACGCTTCTCCTGCTATAGCTCAGGCTATTGTAGTTGATGAAATACACAGACAAAGACAACTAGACCCTGTAGCTCCTATGACTAACATTATTGATAGGACTATAGATGAACTACAAACAAAGGTTAATGAAGGAATGGGCTTTGATAGTCCTGATTCAAGGGTTTCAACCACTCCTCCTTTAGAGACTGTATCGACAGGGATACCAGAGTATGAACCACCAGAAGATGTGTCTGCTCGCACAACAACTGCTGACGAAATAACAAGTATTCAGAGGGCTATTGAAGCTGAATTGGACAGTAAAAACTATCCTAAAGACAGTCCTGAAAGAAGACAACAACGATCAGCAGCAATGGAAAGAGAAAGAAAAAGATTAGGAATAAGTATTGCAGAGTGGACACGAGCTATACAAGGAACTTCAGGATTTCTTCCACGCCTCTAATTTAACTGGAACTATTAATGGCTGAAAATACAAAACCTATAATTTACAGAAATAATGAAGCTGTAAAGCAGGTAGAAAAAAAGTTTGGTGTAAAACTTCCTCCTGAGTATAAAAGAGTAGTTATGCTAGAGGGCTATGCGCCAGAGCCTTATCAAGATGATAGTGATAAAGAAATCTGGACTACTGGTGTAGGACAAACAGGCATCTATATGGACATGACTCCTATAGAAGCTATGAAAGCTAAAGAAAGAGAGGTGTCTGAATACATCCCCAACTATGCTACTCTACCAACAGACATAAGAGCTGAGATATTTCAGCTTCACTATCGTGGTGATTTAGGTCAGTCTCCTAAGTTTAGAGAGTTGTTCAATGCAGGGAAATATGAAGAAGCCAGCGTTGAGCTATTGAATCACGAAGAATATAAAAGAAGAAAAAGCGCAACGAGAGGAGCTTCTTATAGGGATGGTGTTGTTAAAAGGCTTGAACAGGCTTCTTCTATTTTTGCTAACTATCCAGGGCCAGCTCCCACTTCTATTACCATACCCGGTAGGGAAAGAGAGTTTCCACAAGCTGAAGTAAGTGAAACACCAATTAATCTACGTCAGTTAATTAAAGATTCTTTAGAGACAGCAAAAGATAAAACTCTAACTAGCGCAGACAAAGCTGTAGAAGGTTTAGACAAAGCTGAAGCTGCTATGCGAACAGGGCTGGCAAACGTAGGTTCTAAAATACAAGAAGGATTAGATGTTACTGCTGGGGCTATAGAAAGTGCAGAGCCTATTGCCCGTAAAGTTGTTGATGCTGGGTTAGCAGGTGCTGACAGAGTAGCAGAAGGACTTGAAAGAGCTGAGCCTATTGTTCGCCAAGCCCTAAGCACTGCTAAAGAGAAAGCGTTAGAAAAAGCTGATAGAGCTGTCGAAGGACTTGATAGAGCTGACGCTGCTTTACGAGATAGATTAGGAGCGACAGCTACGGAAGAAACTCCTCAGCCTAGTCCTTCTATGACACCAGAGCAACAAACGCAAACACAAGCACAGTTAGAAACTTTGTTTGGAGAGACAGCTCAGCCTGAAATTCCAACTTCTATTACCATACCCGGTAGGGAAAGAGAGTTTCCTGTAAATTTAAAAAGAGAAATAGCACCTGAGCCTCCTGAAGAACCTACAACTGTACAAGAAGCTGTTGTCAAACAACCTGAAATCAAACCTCTTCCTTACGATACCTGCTGACTTTGGTTATAGAGTAAAGCTAGAGGACATACAAACAAGTCCTTGGCTTCAAAGCGTTAGAGCTATGCCGGGAGATGTTTGGGACGCAGATAAAAAAGAACTCTTCCGTGTTTACTCTGAAGAGCCTTCTGATATTTCTACTCCAGAAAACACTATAGAAGAAAACGTAGCAGACTATTTACAAACTATTATACCAATGAGTGAGCTTACTGTTCCGTCAGAAGCTGACCCTTATGCTGATGTATTTGCTAAAGCAGATTCTGATACTAGAAGAGATATGTTGGCTGCTGAAAGAACTAGAGAGCTGATAGAAGAATACGGATATGAGACTGTGCTAAGCGAACCTACTGGGTTAGCAGTTACTGGCGGGATTGTTGGCTCTTTACTAAGCCCGACTACTTTAATTCCGTTAGGTGGTTCAGTCAAAGCAGGGGCATTGCTTGGTGCTGGGCTATCTGCTGGTTACGCAGCGTCTGCTGATCTTGCCGAGCGTGGAGAAATAAGACTTGCTCCTACGGCAGGTGCTGCTATCTTGGGTGGTGTATTAGGTGGTGGTTTAGCACAGCTAACAAAACCTTCTAACTTGCTACCTGCTTCTTTGTTGTTAGACAAAAACAATAAACTTCTTAACTCCTCTCAGATGCCAGGAAGATTAGCTAAACTACAGAGAGAAGGCAAAGCAACACCTAAGCAAGTCAAATCTACTTACGATTATTACAACGTAACCAAGCCTATAGTAGAAGCAGAGAAAAAGATTGCAGAGCAAGGGCCAATAAGCAGAGTTGTCTCGCCTATTGTTGACAAGTATTTGACAGGTTTTACAACAGCTCTTAAAAAGAAAAGCGCACAGTTGGCTACTCGTGTTAGAAGATACGAGATTAACACTCACTTAGGAATAACACAGGCACTTAATAAAGTGTCTCCGTTTGCTACAAGTTTGGCTAGTCTGAGTAAGCCAGTAGCAGACGACATAGCTTACAGAATAGGACTGGGCCAGTTTGACGAAGCTCGTAACTTAATGTCAACAACAATGAGAACTCAGTTTGATGACACTGTAGCAGTGTTAAAAGATTTAGAAAAAGAATTGTTAAAAGCAGGACATACTTTTGAGCCGATAGAAAACTACTTTCCAAGATTGATGAAAGATTTAGATGGCTTCTATGAAGAGTTAGGAGTAACTCTCAAAGGGCCAATAGATAAGCAGATCGAGAAATACGCAAAGTTTAATGGTAAGACAGTAGCGTCTATTAGCGAAGAAACTAGACAAGACATAACCGATAAAGTTGTAAGGGGGTTTATGGTTGTCCCCCGTAAAGGTGGTGGTGCTACTTTTGTTAAAGCAGGGCCGGGGAAAGCTGGGCCTTGGAATCAAAGAACTGCTGACGAACTTCTTAAAAAACAAAAAGAACTTATGAAGCACTATGCTTCTCCTGCTGAAGCACTACAAAACTACATAACAAAAGCTATCTCTGACATAGAAAAAAGAAAAGTCCTTGGTATATATAAAAAGAAAGGAACTAAAGATAACGGAATTGTAGAAGCCAGTGATGGTTTCTTAGATGCCGACTCTTCTCTTGGTATTCTTATAGACAAAGCAAGAGCTAAAGGGGACTGGTCTATTAAAGATGAGGCAGACATAGTAGAAATGCTGCGTGGTTATTTTGTTGGAGGCAATCAAGCTCCTAACGGTGTGATGCGCTTCCTAAGAACAACAGGGTATGCCGGGACTATTGCCAACCCTATCTCTGCTATCACACAGCTAGGTGATCTCGGTACATCAGGGGCTATGTATGGTTTCCGAAACACTATCTCTGCTATGCTTGGAGAGAAAAACATTAAGCTGGTAGACGCTGGTTTAAAGTCTTTGGCTGAGTTTGAAGACCCTAAGCGTACAGGAGCTTTCTTAGAAAAGTTGTTTAAATACTCAGGCTTCCAAGCTGTTGACCGTCTGGGTAAAGAAACAACCATGAACGCTGCACTTAGAAAAGCACAGCAACAAGCACAGACAAAGGCAGGAGTAGCAAAACTTAGAGAAAGTTATGGTGAAGTGTTTGGTAAAGAGTTTGATAATTTCATAGGTGATTTGAAGAGAAAAGAAATCTCTGAGAATGTTAAGTATTATGCTATGAACGAGCTTGCTGACTTACAGCCAGTGTTCATGTCCGAAGTACCCAGAGCGTTTGTTGAGAACCCCAATGGACGTATCCTTTACTTACTTAAAACATTTACTCTCAAGCAGTACGATGTTGTGCGCAACAGGATAATAGGCGAGTACAGGAAAGGAAACAAACAACAAGCTATTAAGCAAGCTGCTGTGTTGGCTGCTTACTTATCAATGGCTAACGCTGGCACAGGGATGGCAAAAGACTTTCTACTAGGTAGAGATGTTAAGCCTGAGCAGATTCCAGACAGAGC